TGAGTTTTGCCCATCTCTGAAGAATCCAATCACCCATGTTCCCTGCACCAGTCCCGTAGGAGACCATCCTTTTCCTGAAACGGATGTGCTGTTGACAGGCATTACAACATGTGCCCATGGCAAATCCTTGGTAGGAATATCAGACTTATCGTCAGTATGCCACCCCAACACACGAACACGAACTCTTCCCAATTTCAGAGGATCATAGATGTCTTCAACAACTCCTTGCCACCAAATGAAGCCGTTTTTCCCCATGAAATCTGAACGCATAGGATCGCTGTTTGCCATTATGGATTCTCCGCAGACAGTTCTGATTTCTTGACATCAGCAATCGGTTCGGCATGGGAGTCTTTTGATAGAGTCATCGTCATCAGGTGTTCTCTATCTGTAACTTCATGCTTTATCGCCGTGAGCAAATATCTTCCACTCAAGTAATCGTCTTCAAACTTGTCTTGTTTTTTTGTGGATTCTTTTGATTCTGTCCTGAAGTCAATTATTTGCCCAACTTTTACATTCGTATCACCATAGCATGAAGCAATTAAATTGATGGAGTTTATACGAGCAAGCAAAGATTGCCTCAACAAGACGATTTCATTCGGATCATTAACTTCAGTTTTCCCCTCCATAGTAAATGTACTCTTAGGGTAAAAACGAAGATGTGATTCGACAGCACTACTATAATCCGTTTTTTCTATTGGAACAATTGGATATCGATCCACGCTATTTCCTTCATTTCTAAACGACTTATCATAGGTAAAATGTGTCGTGTTCCATTTTTTCGTTGTTATGTCATGAGTCAATAGTGCGGACGCAAGCATTCCAATGCTCTGCTCTTTGATTTTGTCTGTCTTATTTTCAATGACATAGGAATGAATGTTACGCATTTCTGCAAGAAACATTCTCTCCCCTTGATTGTCTCTAAACCCTGGAGGAAAATTTGTGTATGTGAAAGCAGGCTCTAGCGTTTTTAACTTCGATATTGGCGCAAAATGATACCCATCAGAGTTCTGAAAAAGAACATAGTCACAAAGACTTGTATCTTCTTTTGCTCTCGCTCGGTGTGCAAGCCAATTGATGGCATAGAATGGTGTCCAGTATGGTAAGACATATGAACGAGAATCAAATGTCTCCACCACCGTTTTTAGCCCAATTTTTCCCGGATCCTCTTGTTTTGCTAGATTGTCTTTTGTCAGACCCGAGGCGGCTGCAACCTGAGATTCAAAACCACCTTTAGATGCTTGCAAAGGCGAATTGGAATTGCTTACCATTCGTCCAACTTTGCTAGCGATATCGTTGTTATTGATAGCACCATCATTTTCCGAATAGTCTATTGCCAAATATTCATTGAAGATGTTTTCCACCATCTTAGAAACCGGCATGTTGATGAAAGACTTTGATACCTTTGTTTGCATACTTTTAATCGCATGATGCGAAACAAATTCAAGTCTAATCATTTGTCCAACTTGTTGGGCGGTTTCTGTCTGTACTGATATTTTGTAGGTTCTGAAAACTAAACGAACCGGATTGCTAGTACCCAAGGGAGTTTTGTAACTGATCGTCAAAGTTTCCGCTCCAATGATTGGAAAATTCTTCGCCAGATTTTGCGAATCGATCAGGATAATATATCCCGACATGAAGTTGGAAAAGATGTCTTCGTAGATTACAAACTGATGAAATAATCCCTTGACGCTCATAGTAAATCCAGAATAAGACCGCAATGTGATCTCGTCTATGACCACATCTCCTGGTTTCATCATCATGTCTGGCGTTGCTTGAGCCATTCTTATCCTTATGCGGTGGTTGTGAACAACCTTCTAAAATCTCTCAACACCGGGTCAATGTATTCCGGACGCATTACCTTGATTTTTCTCTTTGAATCGTTTTTTGCTTCTTCATATTGTATGTTTGTCACAATATTTGCATATCCTAGGCTTTCTCCGCTTGAGTCAACACCCAAATCAAAATACTCAACTTTGCCCAAAACGAATCGATCAATCATAGATGCAGTTGGAGTTGGTTTGAAATGGGGGGATATGACTTCCCCATCTTCTTTCTGAAAATGGTGGATGGCATATTTGTTGTCTTCTACGAAACGAACTAGTGGGAAAGAAATGATCTTCCCGTTTCTGTTTCTTGTTCTTATATCCAAATCAAGTTCGCTGGGATCACCGATGTAAATATTCTTGGACGCTGCTGCTGCGCCAATCAGATCAAATTTTCCACTTGTCTTTTCAACAACTATCTTATACAAATCAGGATCCCAAGATTTTACCTTTCCTGTCGCAAGAACCTGTCCTAGTTTGTTTACTTGTTCAATGTAATCACCAACTTCCAGATGCGGGAGTCTTCTATCGAAAGAGGATTTGGTATCGGTGTCGTACATTGAATTGGGATGAATAAAAAGAGCAGATCCCAAGTAAACATTGTTCATGTGATGCTCCATTTCATTCATCGTCAAGGGCCATTGAAAATACGGATTGATAATTTCATTGAAAAGAAGAATCAACCAATGGTAATCTGATCGACCATATACTCTTTGTGCAAGAGTCTCTGGTTTTTCGCCATCTCTGATTCTATAGTCAGCAGCACTTGCGGCAGATTCTTTGAGTACATCAAGTATTTGCCCCCGTGTAATAATATTCTTGACAACAATGCTGTTGCCAAACTCATCACGGTACAAAATGTTGGGTAGGAAATTGAAATATCCCATGTTCTTTTTTTCTTATGGCTGATAGACTGCGCCGCCGCCCGTCCATGGCATTCGGTCGTTAGTAAGTATTTCGAGTTCGCTAAACGAGAGATCCATGACGATTTTCGTGGGAATTGGTCCCTGCTCATCATAGAAAGTAGACATTACTGCTTCATCGCCATACTTAACCTTGATGTCTTTCAATGCACACTTGAGAATTCTCGGAAGGTAAGGGTTCTCTCTTCCATCTTGATTCAAGAAGTCGATTTGAAATTCTGCTGGATAATCAAGAAATCTTCCGCTGCCCTGTGATCTTTTGGGGTGGGCGTGATGTTTCAGCAAGTTTATGATTGAGTAGATTTGCAATACCTCCACGGCATTTCGTGGAATGAAAGTATATGAGAAGTTAAATTCTCTTCGTTTTACTGATTTGAACAAGTGCAAAACCATTGGGTTCACAACTTGTCTTTGCTGTGCCGATATGAATTTCCCGAAAGATCCAGACTGAATCCCAAAAAACTCTCCGAATTGATCCAATAACTTAAGATTTGCAAGTGCCATTCTTTTACCAATATCTTTTGAGACATCAGCATTTTTTTCATACATTGCTTTTGCAATATGCATGTTGTCTAATGCACTCATATCATTGTCTTCGTACTCCATTCCATACGAAGTTTCTATTCCCGTTGGGGTATAAAGATAAATCGTTTGGTATAAAGGAGTTTTTCTTGTTCCTCCCGCAACACCAGTTTGCTCCTCAACCCAAGAATCTCTTCCCCTTCCCTGTCCCTTCAAATCTCCATCAAACAATGCTTGTTTTCCAGTACCTAGAACCAAACCCCATACTGCCGGTAGAAACTTATTTACTGCAATTCCAACTTTAGTGGTGATATCTCTCTTTGTATCATCACTACCAGGAACCAATGCTGCTCCCTGTCCTGTTGTAATAAATTCTGACACCAATTGTGTGCCAGCCTCAATAAGTCTTGCAGTTTCTTCTCTTTTTGTGTACAGATACTTTGGATCATTTTCGTAAATCTGTATTCGCATTATGCATTGGTGGGCGGGATCGTTCATCAAGTTCATAGGATACTTGAAAATCCCCGAAAGGTAATCATCTCCTGCCGAATGAAGCATTCTGTCAAAGGATTCCGTGTTTTGATTAACGAACATCCTGTCAATTGCGTTGATCTCGCCGCCAACTTTGACGCTGCTTGTTTCGTAGGTATCGTAATTCATATCGTTATTTAGCGAGGATCAGATAAATAAAACATAGGAGAAATCGTCATCGCTACAAGCAAGTCATACAAGGGAAGATATTCCCCAAAGAAGCCGGAGAAGTACAAAGGAGATCCAAATATGTGCTTCTATCGTTCTCTTTGGGAACGCCGGTTTATGATTTTCTGCGATGAGAACAATTCTGTCATTGAATGGTCATCTGAAGAGGTAGTGATACCCTACATTTCTCCAATAGATGGACGGCGACATCGGTATTTTGTAGATTTTTGGGTGCGCCTAAAGAAGCCTGATGGCTCATCTCAAGAATGCTTGATTGAGGTGAAACCAAAAAAGCAGACAATAAAACCTGAAAAACCCACCACAAAAAGGGTATCAAAATCAAAACTATACGAAATTAGAAACTGGATGATCAATTCTGCAAAATGGGCAGCAGCAAAAGACTTTTGTCAAGACAGAGGGTGGCATTTTCAATTACTTACTGAAGAACACATCTTTGGAAAGAAAGAACAATGACACAAAGAAAAGTCGAATCCACAATCACGGGATTTAGAAAAACTGGAATTGACATTAAGGAAGATAGAGCAACCGAATGGTTGGCTAGGAATCTCTCCAAAATCAAAACCAATATAAAGCAAGAAAACTTCATCGACAAGGGGAAAACCCTAGTTCGAAAGTCTTTAACACCTGGAAAAATGGTTTTCTATGGGTATATGCCCAAAACAAAAGATGTTTTGCAATTTTGGGACGAATTTCCGGTGGTAGTCATCATAGATCCCCAACCAAGCGGATTTTTGGGATTAAATCTACATTATCTTCCACCAACCAAAAGAGCCAAGTTTTTGAATGAACTGTTGCAATATGTCAACACCCCAGATTGGGACACCAATAAATCAAAGAATGCAGAATTCCGTGTGGGCTACTCCTTACTGAAGGCAACAACCAAGTTAAAAGACTTTCGTCCATGCATTAAGCGATACTACTATAAACACATAGTAACGAAGGTTTCTTTCATCGAACCAATAAATTGGAAAACCGTACCGTTTTTCCCATTGGACAAGTTTAAAGGCGCATCCAGAGCGGACATATGGTCCCTCGCATGATAGATACTTAAACCACCATGGCACTAATAGAAACACCAGAACAAAGAGCATTACGGGCACGACAAGAAGCAGCCGCAGCCGCAAAGTCTCAATACAAGTCCTATGTGAACAACCCAGACCCTTCTTTCCAAGATATGGTGTATGGTCGGGCACGGGAAACTGGTTGGGCTAATGCAAATCGTTGGCTTGTAATGGTATTTCCAAACGAACGGGTTCGAAATTCAATCGGAATGAATTTCGTTCCCGATGTCGCTCGGCTTGCTACTACTTGCAAGTCTGTGGTTCTTAATGAGCAAACATGGTTTACGACCGAGCAAAACTATCTAAATGCCGCCGCAAACCGTATTTTTCCATACAAAAGAAACACAAACAACTCATCGGGTCTGAAACTACAGTTCAATGTAGGAACCGATATGTTTGAGAAGGAATTTTTCCAAACTTGGTTGGGGTATATTCAAAATCCATCCACCCACCAGTTTCGTTTCTATGACGATTATGCATATGAAAGCGAAATCTACATAATCCTTCTTCCCAACCATGTTCAGAATTTCCAAATGGCTATGGAGGCTGTAGATACAGGATACCTGACCGGCTTCCGACTGACAGAATGCTATCCATTCACATACAACATTAATGGCGGTTCTCTGAACTATACAAACACAAGCGAACCCCTTTTTGTCGATGTTGGTTTCATGTACCACGAAATGCTGCCATTGAGACCCACTCGAAAGCAATTCAACAATACAATCCCTACAATAACCGACACCGGATTCCCAGAAATTGGAGGAAGAAGGAAGAAAAAAGACGGAGGGATGAAAAAAGCAATCAATGGCTTTGTCACGGATGAGGAAGAACCAGAAAACTGGGCATATAGCGATATACCACGAAAGCAGAGGGGTATGCTTGAGTCATACTCCAAGCAATTGAACGAAGTTCGATACGATGATCTTCCGAAAGGAATCGATGGAAGAGTTGTCTATTCGACTCCACGCCAAGGTGGACTTGATCTTGGTCTTACCGTGCTTTCACAGACACAGGGCTTCTTTGGAGCAGGCTTCTTTGGAAACGGGTTCTACCCATAACATCTTTATCATAGGAGATTATCATGTCATTGTCAGGAATTCTTGCATCAGTACCGAAACATCAAACAACACTTCCAGTCAGCGGAAAAAAGGTACACTACCGTCCATTTGTTGTCAAGGAGGAAAAGATACTCCTCATGGCTGCGGAAACAAAAGACGAGGGGACTATCAACAGCGCAGTTCGTGATGTAGTACTCGCATGTACAAACAACGAAGTAGATGTATACAAGATTCCAATCACGGATATGGAATACATGTTCCTCCAATTGCGTAGCCATTCGGTCGGTGAGAAAAGTACTCCGAGTTTGAAATGCTCGAATTGCGAAATGGCAACCGAATGCGAAATCAATCTAAACGAAATCAAGCCAAAAAAGGATGGAAAACACACAAGCAAGATTCACCTTACTGGTGATATCCATGTATTGATGAGATATCCATCATTCAATGATGTTCAGAATTTGAATCAGAACGAAGAAAATGATGTCCAAAAAACGATTGATTTGCTTGTCCGATGTATCGACAAAATCTACCACGGCGAAACAATCTATAACACCGCAGAGATGGACAAAAGCGAAGTTCGTGATTTCGTTGATGAGATGACACAAGAACAGTTCAAGAAACTGTTCAATTTCATAGACACCATGCCAAGACTTGAGGAAAAGGTGTCGTTTAAGTGCAAGCATTGTGGACAAGCCAATGAGGTAGTATTGAAAGGAATGACAAGTTTTTTCTAATTTCCTCCTCCCATGACAATTTGATGAACATGCTCTCGGTGAATTTTGCAATGATGCAGAATTTCAACTACACCCTGACTGATTTGGAGGGCATGTTTCCGTGGGAAAGGAGGGTTTACATAGATTTGTTATTGCAGCACTTGAAGGAAGAGAAAGAAAAAATGGAGATGATGAAAAATCAACACTAACGAGAAAGACACATGGCAGAACCAACAAACAGAAGCAATCAACCGCCTCCACCCAACAATCAAGATGGGATCGGTTTACCCACGCCTGCTCCTGCCCCACCGCCAAGTGTTTCGCCCGATCCAAAAAACGATGCTTCTTTAGAAAGATTCTTTGCTGAAATAGAAAAACTCAAGGAATCGGTTGCAAAAACCAATGAACTCCTTGAGCAACAGGCTGCACTTCAAAAAACAATTGCAGAAATGCAAAGTTCTGCTGATCGATCTTCGATTAATGCAAAAAAAGAAGAGTTGGCAACCGGCGAAAAGTCTTATGATGAAACAAAAAGGTCTCTTGATGGTATCGTAAAAACTCTTGAAGAGGAAAAGAGAAGTCGTGATGAACTGGCTGCTACGATATCAAAACTGAAGGAAGACATAAGCAAAACAAGTCCAGAGAAAAGCGATGAAACTGATAAGGCTCTTGCTGATGCGCTTGGACAAAAACAAGAGAGTGTTGGTAGTTCGAAAAAAGAAAGCATCGCTGCTATCCTACAGTCATCAAATGCCCAACAGGTTGCCCTGAATACAAGCATTGATACTATGCGAGAAATCAAGGAAAGCGATGATGCGATTGAAGCCGATGTTGACAAACAGACAAAAATCGCTGAAGAAGAAAAAATGAGAAAGGTTGGTTCGCCATTGACACCCGGCGAACAGGCTACGATAAAACTACTCAAAGAAGACAATAGTTTGCTGAAAAAAATCCGTGATCTCTTGGACAGCAGCATCTTGTCAAAAATCTTCAAAATTGCCATCTTTGGACTGCTTGTCCTTACGGGAATCATCATCTACAAATACTTCCCGCAGATACTAGAATTTGTTAAAGGTCTGAAGGACAAGATTGTTGATTTTGTCAAAGAATTTGACTGGAAAAAAACATGGGAATGGTTGAAGACATTGCCCGAAAAAATCTTGGATGGTTTGCGATCTCTGAAAGACAAGATTGTTGGTGCATATGAGTATCTGACAACCCGAGGATTCAAAGGAATCATGACAGACCTCAAAGATGGTCTTTTTGGTTTTTTGGGCAAGTGGGGTGGTTTCATTTGGGAAAAAATCAAAGAGTCTTTGGTATGGTACGGAAAAGAACTTGCGCTTGCTGCCGGAACTTTGTTGATGACAGGAATTGGAATGGTTGCTAATGCAATTTGGGATGCAATATCTTGGTTGGGCACAACAATAAAAGATGGCTTCCTTTTCTTGCTACACAAGTTTGTTGCGATAAACGCAGTCATAGGTGTTCTTGAAGCATTGTGGGGATTCTTTAGAGGAACCAAGGATATCATGAAAGTATTCGAGGCTATAGGATCTGGCTATATTGGCTCATTAGGGGCACAATTTGCCAACACGATTACTAAGGCTTTTGGTCCCATGCTTGAAGTTAGCGGCATTACAGCAAACATGTTTTCTAAAATTGCAGGATCGGTTTCTGGATTGTTTTCTGCTGCCGCATCATCTACAGGACCAATTGGTAGAATTTTGAGTCCGGTTTTGAATTTGATCACAAAAGCAGCACCCTTTTTATCAAGTGCTTTGGGCTATTTTGTGCAGGCTCTTCCCATCATTGGAATGATCTTCTTGGCATGGGATGCCATCAAGGGAGCAATCATGGGATTCACCAAAGACGGCATTGCTGGTGCCATCAAGGGATTGATTGCAAATGTACTTGCAGGACTTTCCTTTGGTCTTCTTAGTTTCGATCAAATCTATGGATGGATCGATTCTGCAATCAATTGGGTTGCTGAAGGCTTGGTTGCAATGTGGGACGGCATAACCTCATTGATATCAAGCATGGGTTCGTGGATTAGCACGGGATTGTCAAGCATGTGGGATGGTGTTGTGGACTTGTTTGCAAGTGTAGGAAATGCCTTCATGAATTTTGGCATGTTCCTTTTCTCAATTCCCGGAAAAATATTGGGATTCATCACGGGTATTGCGGCAAGCCTTCTCAAGAAAGTTGTTGATATCCTTCCCGACTGGGCTGTTCCTGATGCCGTTGCTCAGTTCATCACAGACCTGACCAAAGTACCAAAGGAGGGAAGTCCTGTTGCTTCTGCTCCTTCCGGATCAAAAGTGGTTGCAATAATTTCTCCACCAAAAATGTCGGAGACACAAAAAATCAGACTAGAACAGAGAGAGGACGAAAAAAGATTCCTTAGTGCCATGCAGGCTGCTGAAAAGGAAGATCCAGGAATGAAGGAAAGGCTACGAAGGCAGATGGAGTATGGTTCTTC